CACCGCCCGTTGTAGAAATTGTTGTGATACCAGTGCCAGAAAATGAGGACGCATTACCACTTCCAGTTGAAACACCAGCACCAACTGTTGCGGTAAAACTAACTCCTTTGGCTAAGGAAAGCGAACCGGTTTTGACACCACCAGCACCGCCACCACCTCCAAAATATCCTGCGCCAGACCCGCCACTAGCCGCGACAAGATAGTCAATAGGAACTGGCTGAGTAATAGTTGTCGCTAAATTAGAGGCATAAGAAATCCAGCCCTGCGTTGAATCTATGTACACAAGGTTTACAGAACCTCGCTCGGTAGAAACAATGCCATTTGCTGTTGAGCCGTTAATTTTGTTTCCATTAGGACTAATCGTCAGATTATTCGTTGCCCACGTCCCTGCGTAATCTGTCAGCGTGATGACATTCCCCGCAGCAGGACTAGCAGGTAGCGTGACGGTAAACGCTGCTGAGGTTGTATTACACGGATAAGCCCTGCCAGCCACAGCCGTAAACCCCGTGGTCTGCACGGCCTGCCACGCCACACTGGATATACCAGATGTGCCTGACTGCGTGATGTTTGCGGATGTGATTTTCGTGGTCATACCGAATCAGCTCCTAGAGAATCAGCGGTAATTGAGTCTGCATAAACAGGGTCAATCGTAATAACTTCAATGCTCGTTGCCGGATAAGCACCCTCTACCCACTGCCTGTCCGAATGGTTCCAGTTCCACTGATAACCTGCCCTGTCTGCTGGCTTTGGTGGACGTACAACCCACTCATGCGACCACCAGATAACTTCCATACCTTCAGGGCAGTCCGGTGCATCAGGCACTTCAATCCAGCCCTCTGTACCGTCTGTGTGAGGCTTGGGAATACTTCCGTTTTTACTGTAGAGCATGGTGGGCCTCACTGTACTGGGAAGGGTGCGGTTGGGACGGTTGTCACGGTTCTTACATAACCAGGAGTGATTCGCACATCTTGAAAGTAACCACTAAGCCAATTTTGATATGCAGTTGATCCTGCATTACGCCCAACCATAAGCGTTTGCGCTGATGTGAACGTGGCGCTTTGAGTAACTGCTCCAGAACTTGTGCCGACTAAGGTCCCATCAATATAGAGCTTAAGGTTTCCTGTTCCTGTACCGCTTCTTGTTACCGCAAAATAATGCCAAGCATTTAGAGATACTGACAAACCAGTGACTTGCAAAACCGTTGTAAAGTTTAGGTTTAAGAAATATTCAGTTACAACCCCACCAACTATTCTAATAAACCAAGAAAATTCTGGATTAGATACTCCAACGGCCGCACAAGACACAATCGTCCCGTATTTTTCAGCGTCAGCACTTCTTCCTGCGTTGATTGGATAAACCCACGCCTCCATCGTGAAGTCACCGTTCAAGCTAAAAACAGGAGAACTTCGGCTTGTTAAATAATTTCCATCTCCGCTTAAGTAAATGCTTGTAGGTGGGAACTTTGATGTTGTGTTACTTATCTGTGCCGTCCCAACAGTCTCCAAGACATTCTTAGCAGTGGCATCGACCACGCCAGCGTTGGTGTAGTTGAGGAGGAGTTGGGTGTTGGTGATGGCGGTGAGTGGTGCGGTTGGGACTGTGTAAGTGGTTCCTGTGTAGACAGCGGTTCCCTTTACAACACGGAAGTCGCTTATGTTCCCTAAATAATTTGCACTCCCAAGGAAGACGGCTGCAATTGATACAGAGCAATTAACATTGAAATTGGTAGAGTCTGCTACTGAGTTTTTTCTAACACCATTCAAATAGCCATACACCGTCCCAGACGACCTAACAACGGCAATATGATTCCATTGGTTTGATATTGTTGATAACGTAACCCCAAGCAAGTCTGCGCTTGCAGCTATACTTCCGTTTGATAAAGAAACATAACGTAGCCAGTTACCATTATTGTCAGCGCCGTCATCCCCCCAAATCAAAGCAGGTGCGGTCGTAGGGGATATAGATCCTGTACTGCCGTTGTTACGAAAATCAAAAATGTACTGCCTTGTTGCCCCTCTAGACGTATTCAACCAAAACTCAATAGTGAAATCGCCCGAACCTAAAGCTAAATTTGCTGATGTTGCGTTTGGATTTAACCAGTCACCATTCCCATCGAAGTACCCGCTACCACCCACTGCTGATGCCGAGTAGGACTGTGTAGGGGCGAAGGGGGAGAAGGGGGTGACGGAGGGTGAGCCTGAAGCAGTGATTGTGTAGCCGTTTGTGCTGGCATCACGAAAACGATTGGATTGACAAGTTAGCAAAGACGTATTGCCATCGTTTGTGTACGGTACTAATGGCGTTGCTATGGTTCTGACTGTTGATGAAACCCTTAAGTTAGAAATATAACCATTCCAATACTGCCCTGTTGGGGTCTGACCAATATAAGTTGGAGCGACAAGACCGCCTGTTTGAATGCCGTACCAAGTGCCTGATCCGCTTGATGTTCCATTTATGTAAATAGTCGCCGTACCTCCGGTTATGGTTACGGCAACGTAATTCCAAGTGTTGGCTTGTATTGTTCCACTGCTGGTTATGTACCTAAAACTACCATCGTAATGGAATAAAACAATATTGCCCGTTGAATTGACTGAGAAGTTAAGGTACGTATTACCTTTAGCAATTATTGAAGGGTTTAGATATGCGTTTGCTGGGGCTGACTGAAGGGCATTCACATAAACCATAGCCTCAATCGTGGCTGTTGTGGTCGAAGCGTTTGCGGTACTCCAAGTGCCAAAAATAGATGTCGAAGTTTCTAAGATTGAGCTAGAACCATTGAAATAATTCCCCCACCCAGTCTGGCTGAACGGCGAGAACGTGCCTTGCGTTGTGTTGCCGTTGCGGGTGATGGTGAAGTTATTGCTGGAACCATCTAAGAACGTATTGTTCTGAGCGCCGTTAGTGCCGTTGCCTGGGAGGAGTAACGATACAAGGTTGAAGTAAGCGTCTTTGACTGCGCCAGATACACCCGCAATAAGGGCGTTGAGTATGCCTGTCATAACAACCCCTTAGGTCAAACCGTTGCCAGAGATCAACCAAGTCGTTGAAGTCATCTTCACAGCGGTAGCAATACCGTACTGAGCAAGGCTCCGTGATCCCGTAGATCCTGTGCCAGCCAAGTACATGGTATCGCTCGTAATCGCAATCGTGACAACCTGCGAGGTCATGTTGATAAACGTCAACACCGTACCCGTTGCATAAGCCACCGAAGCATTAGCAGGGATCGTGAACGTCCTTGCGTTAGCGTCTGTCGAGGGGTGGAAGATAACCTTACCAGCATCGGCCTCGACTGCTGTATAAGCCGCCGACTGCTCATTCACGGGGGCATTCAAATACCCAAGCGTTGTGCTGTCAGTAAGCGGCAGCGTTTGCGTTAGGGCAGAGCTGGTATTGGCTGACTGAAGCGTGTTAGAGCCAGCCCCGCTTGCATTGCCCTTGATAATAATTGAAGACATCATTAGCTCCTTAGAACTCTAAAACGACCCATTTTTCACCAGTGCCTACGGTCACTGTGACGTTGGTGCTGATTGTTACAGGCCCAACACTTAGGCCGTTATTACCATCTGTGACTGTGTAATTGCTTGAAATCGTTTGCTGGTTTTCAAGAATGACTGAAGAACCACCCCCGCCACCACCACCGCCCATCAAACGGATCTGAATCTCCTCACCGTTCGCTGGTGCCGTACCAAACACCACATTCGTACCGGAAATCGTGTAGTCAGTGGTTGGCTCTTGTGTGACACCGTTCAGAATGGCTAGGACGTTATCCACCGTCATGCCAGACGCACCGGCAAAACTTGTCGTTGATCCATCACCTGTGTAGGTGTAAGTGGCGTAAGAAGTTCCACCACCGCCGCCACCGCCACTAATCGTCACGGTCACAGCCGTTCCTACAGCAGACGCGGTCACACCTGAGCCAACAAAGTCAAAGCTCGTAACGCCGGAAGTTAATAGAGAGCCTTCATCCGACACCGAGATATTAGTGCCAGTACCAGCGGGTCCTGTTGGGCCGGTAGGCCCTGCTACTGTTGACGCACTGCCCGTTGGTCCTGTGGGCCCGCTCGTTCCTGTAGTCCCAGTAGGTCCGGTAGGTCCAGAAGATCCCGTGGGTCCAATATCACCCTGAGCTCCCGTGGGACCGGTAGGGCCTGCAACTCCGGAAGTCCCGGTGGGTCCCGTCGGACCTGCTGCACCGTTGGCTCCCGTGGGTCCTGTCGGGCCAGCAATACCCTGCGATCCGGTTGGGCCTGTGGGGCCGGCAACCCCCTCAGCACCAGTTGGTCCCGTGGGCCCGGCTGCACCAGAAGTTCCGGTTGGACCGGTAGGTCCAGCAGCGCCAGAACTTCCTGTCGGTCCGGTTGGCCCATCTATACCATTCGCCCCAGTAGGGCCTGTGGGTCCAGCAATTCCCTGGGCTCCAGTAGGTCCGGTAGGACCATTTGATCCGCTCGCCCCAGTGGGACCAGTAGGTCCGGCTACGCCTTGAGCACCAGTAGGGCCAATATCCCCTTGCGCCCCTGTAGGCCCTGTAGGTCCTGCTGCCCCTGCACTCCCAGTAGGCCCTGTGGGGCCGTCTAAACCATTGGCGCCAGTCGGTCCTGTAGGTCCGATTGCTCCAGTAGGACCTGTAGGCCCAAAGCTTCCACCAGGAATATTGACCGTAACCGCGTTGCCAACAGCGGTCGCAGCGACACCAAGACCGACAAAGTCAAAGCTGACAACGCCGGTCGTAATAATGGCGCCTTCATCGGCTACAGAAATATTAGTGCCCGTTCCCGCTGGGCCGGTAGGTCCTGTAGGGCCGGATGCCCCTGTGGGTCCTGAACTACCAGTCGGGCCCGGAACAGTCGAAGCCGCCCCAGTAGGACCTGTCGGTCCGCTAGCGCCAACGTCTCCAGTCGGGCCGGTAGGTCCGGCTACGGTAGATGCTGCGCCTGTAGGTCCGGTCGGGCCACTAGAACCAGACGCGCCTGTAGGGCCTGTTGGTCCCGGTGTTGTGGAAGCAGCTCCGGTCGGGCCTTGCTGCCCTGTTGGACCAGTGGGTCCTGCACTACCGGTCGGCCCTGTAGGACCCGTGGCTCCGCCGCCAACAATAGTCACCGTGACATCGCCACCCACTGCCGTAGCGGTGGCTCCCGGGCCTGTAATGTTGAGCGAGGTTAGGCCAGACGTAATCTGTGTACCTGCATTAGATACAGGAATGTCCGCTCCCGCTCCCGCCGGACCCGTCGGACCGATTACTCCCTGATCGACGACAAGCGTTATCTGGCTTGCGCCGCCCACTACCAGATCAATATCGCTCAATTTGTCACCCCGTTAGATCTAATGAGGAACAACAAAAACACAATTAAGTCTTGTGCTGGCGTTGATCCGCTTGCAGGGATAGCGATTGTGATATTGCCGGAAAACCCAACTGGGTTAGCAGCGTTGATGTCAAGCTCTGTATCCGTCGAAAGCACCGACCATGCCGATTCGTCAATGACCAGCGTAAAAGATCCACCGGACAGATTTTGATTTGTGATGGTCAGGCTTACAGGGGAGGGCGGAGGAGAGAAATCTGCAATATCAAACGTAAGTCCATATCGAGAATCACGAACGTTTGAGAGTTGCCGACGTAAGATTTGGCTTGTGATAGTCGCGCCAGTTAGATTCCTTGGCGTACCATCTTCATTATTGAGCGTCAGATTCCAGTAAGTTTTCTGGTTGTAGACAAGCTCACCAGCGATAATCTGGTTATTAAAACCGCTGACTTGCGTCAGGGTGTTCTTGCTAAAGATCGCCACTATTCCCTCGCTCGGTAAATGACGTTCGCTAAGCCACTCTCAGCAAACGATGGGCTATCTTGTCTTTTCTAGATTCTAAGGCTTTTGTTCTAAAGCCGCAATCCTTTGTTCAAGCTCTTTGATTGCATTTGTCAATACCGCAATCATCTCAGGCATCGCTAAACCCAGCCTCGTCCCCTTTGGGGTTTCGATCTGAGAAACCACTTCAGGGATGACAGACTGCACATCTTGCGCGATAAATCCTAAGTGCGGATCGGTCTGTCCTATGTAGTTAAATCTTACGGCCTGAAGTTGCAGAACCTTTTGCAAGCCGCCTGTGTAGTCCTGTATGTTTTCTTTTAGATTTCTGTCTGACGAATTTACCCATGATCCAGCGTCAGCGTACGCATTCCCGTTAGTGTTGAATGTCCAGGTCTGAGATGCGCCACTTGTGTAAAGAACAAGATTCGATCCTGCGGCATAACTTCCCGAGCTGTTTGTGAATACCCAGGAATTATCTGCAAACGATGTGCCGCGCAAACTTGCAGTCTTGCCAGAAGAAAGCGCAATGCTATTTGTCCAAGGGTCTGGAAGCGAAGGCGTGGCACCGGTAGGGCCTGTGGCCCCTTGCGGTCCGGTAGGCCCAGGAACCGTAGATGCCGCCCCAGTAGGTCCCGTAACTCCCTGCGGACCCGTAGGCCCCGGAACTGTGGAAGCCGGTCCCGTAGGACCTGTATTTCCTTGCGGTCCAGGATCACCTTGAGGCCCTTGAGGCCCTTGAGGGCCCTGTGGACCCGTAGGCCCTGCAACGCCAGCAGACCAACTGCCATCACCCCTCAAAAATGTTGTGGTGTTGTTTGGGATGTTTTGGATCTGCGTAAAGCCGGAAGATGTGTTTGGGAAGTAATAAGTATTAGCAGCAATACCACCAGAAGTGATCCTGATCGCGTAGCCGTTGGCGTTGGCAAACGTAGACGCGTTGCCGCTTGTCGAACTGGTTTTTTCTACAACCAAAGCCTCCGCAACAAAGCTCGAAAGTTTTAAGCCTTTAACTAAAGGCGAGCCCGCTCCATTAACAATTTGCGCGGTAAATTGTCCGCTAGCGCCGCCATTAAAAACTACAGGGGAGTCGCTAAAAGGGTAATTAACTGCGTTGATTTTTAAAATCGTGTTGTCGTAACCCGAAACCCCAAGAGAGAACCAAGGCGTCGCCCCACCGTAAGTCGTATAACCCTGTATCTCGAGGTTGTTGGAATTATTAATGGTGATGCGATTCGCGCCAGTGCCAGAAGCAATCTCGCCCCTAAGATAAGCAGCGGAAGCGTAAAGACCGCCTGACGTTTTATCAAGATACCAGCCAGCCGTTCCGTAGCTAGATGATGTTGGTGGAATCGGCCCGTTATAGTTATCGGACAGAATGCTCTGAAATACCGACGCGGCTATTGGCCCTGTCCATGCCGTCGAGTTAGCAGGAACTCCGTCGACCGCAACACCATTGGCGTTATATCTGCCTTGGAGATACCAAAGCACCTGCCCGATCGTAAGTGAAGGCATCGTGGAAGACCAGCCTAGCGGAACGGACGAACCAGACGTTGGTGTCGTAAATGTAGGCGTTGCTGCCGTTTGCGATTGAACGAGATAAGCGTTGATAAAAGCAATCCCAATCAATCCAGATCCGCCTGTAGGTCCAGAACCTCCAGTTGGTCCGGTGTTACCTTGTGGACCCTGGGGCCCCTGTGGCCCCGTGGCACCGCCCGGTCCTGTTGGCCCGGCCATGCCTGTAGGAGACCACACAAGTGGCGCACTAGTTGCAGATAGCGAGCTTTTCGCAGATTCATTTGCAACTGAAAATGCAAAGTACCAAGTGTTGCCAGCAATCTGTAAGTTCTCAAACTTTACTGTTGATCCGTTTGCAAAAATAGATCCGTTACTCAACACCTGAGTGCTCATGACTTTCCAGTCTGTGGCTGAAGGCGTTGCGCTAGATGTATAGAAAAGAGTAACGGTTGTCACGCGTCCCGTAGTGGGCATCGTGCAGGTAGCGGAAAAAGTCGGAGGCGCAGCAGAAGGCGCAAGGTCTCCAAGCACAGGAGCATTTAGCGAAGAAAAAAATGTCGGAGATGGAAGGCTGGAGTTAGGCGCAGGAGCAAATGCTGTGATGCTTGCATCGTTATAAACGTCTGCGTTGTACTCGGAAAGTTCTAGTGTCGCGCCGAGGTTGCCGTCATCGACAGTCGCCTCCGACACCTTCATGACGCGGAAGAGTTTATTCGTCCATCCGTAGTCAGCGTTAGTGATGTCAACAACATCGCCAGCGTCTACCTGAATGCCAGGATAGGAAGATGTGATCGTGACAATCAAATCTTCTCTTGCCTGCTCCAAGCGTCGGTTACCAAGGTATTGAGCCTGCACTGAGTTGTTGCAAAACTCCAGGCTTGTCGTTTGTCTGTTGTCTGGTTCATTGGGATACCGAAGGATCGCTGGAGTCTCCATGTAAACCATGTCCGGCTGATCTCGATTGTCCTTTGATGGAAACTCAATCTGAATCTGGTTGATCTGCTGATTGATGTCGATTGCAGAGACCCTGATCTCACCGATAAGATTTGAATCATTAAACGAAAAAGTAGAGCTTTCTGCTTTGTTAATGATGATCGACCAAAGACCCGAGGCAGCGTTATAGGCCATCCATGAGTCTGAGCACTCCAACATCTTCTCGACGTTGTCTAACACTGGTTTACCTGTGTCTACAACACCGTTAATTCGGTATCGAGCTTGAGTCGCTGAGCCGCCGCCAGAAGGCGTATAGGTGATAGTCTGATCGGAGTAAGTATTGAGAGCTGTAGCACTTGCGGAATCCACAAGGCCCGTCATGCCTGCGCCATAACGATCATCGGTCATGTAGTCGTACCAAGCATCTCCAGGCTTACATTCTGATCCGCCTTTTGGCAAGTGTGTGCAGTAGAACGTGATTGGCTGTAGACCGGTCGTCCCTGCATCCGCGTTGTAATTAAGTTTGACAATGGCAAACGCCAAACCATTCATCTGCCTACCAGACGAAGGCCAACGTAAGGCAGCAGGAATATCTGCGCCGCCCATAAATACATTGGGAGCCGTACCGTTTACAGCGGTGATAACACCAGCTTGAGTTGAGGTGTAAAGGCTGATGTAAAGATTGCCGCTAATTTTCGTGTCTGCGTTGCCGTCGCCATCTGTCAACGAAATGACTTTTGTTTGATCTGTATTATCAAATGTTATAAGACGGTCGCCGTAGTAAAACTTAGTTCGATCATAAGTAAAGGTTGCAGACGCATCTGAAGAGATGGAAGAGATCGCAATGACGTAATACATCGTCTTTTGATCTGTGGAGAGAACGGCATCAACAAACGTACCGCCTAACCATGCGCTGCCATAAACGACAGGGATTGAATTGTTATTAGCCGGCGGCATTTGCTGCCGAGCGCCCATGTCCTGAGCCTGGGACGGCTTGCTACCAAACGCCCTTGTGACGACATAGGACACTGCAAAGTTAATTGCAAATGTCGCAGCCGCTAAAGCTATAGATCCAGCTTGTAACGTAACGCCAAGGGCTGATAAAACGATGGATGCTGGCATGATCTACTCTCGAAAGAAGGTCGCTTGCAGTGGTGCAAATTTGTATCTTGTGTAGTCAATTTCTGGTGAGCTGGGCATAAGACTCGTACAGACAATCTGAACTCGCTTTTGGTCAAGCATGTCTTGGGCTAATTTATTGAACCGCAGCCAAAGCCTGCCGCCAATAGATGTGTCTCTATATTCCGGCATGACCCACCACGCCACTTCGTGTAATTCCTTGACGGCGCTATTCCAAAAGTTACAAGTGACATAAGCGGCCAAAAAACCTCTTAGCTGATCGTCCACCAAAATAAAGCCGCGGCCTTTTAGCATCTGATAAAACAGCGAACGGACATGGCCTTCGTTCTGATTGTGTTTTAGTGCTTTTATTCCTGCTTCTTCTGCGTAGGCTTTCATCATGTCGATTAGGTGAGGCATGTCGTATTTTGTCGCGTATCTCATTGTCCAATTTGTCCGATCTGATCGATAACCCTTTGATTGTCATTTTCAACACCGCTTACTACATCTGACCCAGGAGAAGCCTGGGAGCCAGTTTGAGGTTTAGCACCAAAGTCAAAATATTGACCAGAGATTGCAGCCACACGGCTCATGCTTGCGTCCCTCGGAAGCAATGGATCGCTTGGATATAACTGTTGCCAACTATTTATGTTCGTTCTAATGCCGCTAATCTTGTTTTCTAAGATGGCCCTGAATGATGTGCAAGAAATGGAAGCAGTTACGGTTCTACTCCTGATGTTTTCGTTCCAATCTTCAGTCAAGCTGATGTTAGAAACGATCCCCTGGTAGCGCTTGAAGAACTGCGTTGAAGGACTCGTGATGATTTGATAATTGGAGTCAAAGAATCCGCGCCACACCTCTAGCGTCGATCCCTTGATGTCAGCACCAAGCACCAAGTTAACGTTAGTCGGATCAATGCCTATGAGACCTATCACCATATCAACTGACGTAGCCTTAATTTCTCGGTTTACCGCACCAACAGAAAGAAGGCTCCCGAGGCCCGAGAATGTATTGCCGCCAACAGTGATAGCAGCAGCCGCATTACAGAACGTATAGGTCGCAGAAGCTGTTACTAGTTTTACAAATTCGCCGTGGGTAATGCTTGCGCTATTTAGCGCCGTCATAGGGGTACTCATTGCACGTTCTCCCTAAAGACGAAATCAGAGTCCCAATCAACAAACGCGCCATTCGTCATGGGGTTTAAGGTGTATGTTGGGCAAACCTCAGCGACCACAGAAAACGTGCAAGCAGAGCCTACAGCGGTCAACGTCCCAGCAGTGGGCGTTCCTATCACCGGTCTATGCAAAGTCACGCTAACGGTTGATCCTGAGCCTCTCAGCACCTGTGCCGTGACCTTGTATGCGTAACTTCCAAGCTGAAGAAAATCACCGGCTTTAAACACAATCGTTGAGCTTGCAACTGAGGGAAGGTTGCCGACAGAAATCGTAGTTGCATTTGCGGCCGGAACAGAAGCAAGGGTAAGTGCCGCCGCTTGTACGCTTGTCAGTTCGCCTTGATAGCTTGTAAACCATGAAAGGTTTGTCGAGCTAAACGTGATGGTCGCCGCCGTTTGCCTGTCCAGGTTATCAATGGTCTGGATGACATCGCGAACCTGCGGGTAGTACAAGAACGAGTGAGGCTTGACTGTAAACACCCAAGGTACAGCGGTTACATATTGCGCCGTTCTGACCTGCCCTGACCGAGAATATTGCTGGCCTACCATCCTGCGGTTATTGACCGTAATAGACTGAGAAATGTCTAAGATTGTTTGAAAGCTCATGCTCGACCTCTCGGTGAGAGTGATTTCTGAGCGTAGGCATTCGCAGCCCAGACCGCTCGATTACTGCCCATAATTCGTTCCTCGAACGATTTAACGTCAATCGCCTGAATGTTATAAACAACGCTACCGCCTGTGGCCGCAAGCGCGTTGTTAGGGACGATCGTGCCGCTTGATTTCGGCACAAATAGCTCAGGGCCCTTTTCGCCAACAATGTAAGGTTGATTGCTATTAACCGGTCCACCACTGGCTTTAAACAGGTCCATGAATGAACCGCCAGCAGGTAAGAATGAGTCAATAAACCGGTTTAAAGATCTTGTTGCAAACCGCTGAAACAAACTCTTAGCTAAGTTTTTGAAAGCTTCGGCGGCTGACTTACCGCGCATAAACGCATCGACAATTTCAGCGCCAAGACTCTTAAACCCGTCACGAAGGTCTTCCAGTAATTCCTTCATCGGATCAATCTGACCCTTCATGTCGGCAAAGTATTTGTTGACAATCTTGAAGTATTGTTCTTCAGTGATAAAACCTTCTGACAATAACTGATCGACTCGCTGTAGCTTTTCACCGAGTATTTCTAACGGTGTCAGGGAAGCTTCAATTTCTTTTCTAGCAAGCGCAAGCATCTCCTCATAAGACTGCCCTTTGCCAGGAGAACTTGGCTTGTCAAATGGATCAGCATTAGGAAATAACGCGCCATAGTCAAGATCTTTAGCGGCCTCCTTAATGTCAGCCTGAACTTCGGCTAAAAAGTTTTTTCTAGATTCGTCCGTACCAAAAATAGCCGTCAAAAACTCAGGCTTTTCTACCTCTTTTGCAGCTTTGGCAGCAATCAATTCATTAGCCTTTTGCAGAGCTTCTGAACCATATTTCGCGGCCTCAAATCGCAAAGCAGCATCTTCACCTTCGCGTAACTTGCGAATCTGAGCGTCCAGCCCATCAATGTATGCCTTGGTTCTTTCGGCTTGGCGCTTAGCGTTTTTCTCGGCTTCGCTTTCTTCTTTCTTTTGAGTTTCGCTTTTCGCGGCCTGCGCTTCTTGTATGGTTGTGATTGTTTGCAGAAGCTGCTCTCTAAACTTAGCACCTTCTTTAGTCGCTTCTTTTGTGTTGAGTGCAAGGCTTAAAACAAAGTCGCGCAGCTCTTCAAACGTGCGTTTATTTTGGTCAAATGCTCTTAACTCTTCAAATAGCTTTTTGGCTTCCTCTTGAGAAACACCAAGATCCTTAGATAGCTTCTCTATAGGAGAATCCATAAAAGGCTTGAAGATTTCGGGGAGCGCTAACTTCCATATAGGCGCGTATTCATTTGTCAGCGCCTTAGTGAACTCTTTGATTTCGTTAGTAAGCTTTAGCTTTGATATGTCGTAAAGCTGTTGATACAAAGCCTTTAAAGCTGGCGCGGCATCGCTGTAATAACTCTCGCCAATATCTTTCAGCGATAAAGCGGCTTTATTGTTGGCAGCAACAAATTGAGCGGCGGCGCTTGATGCGTCTTTCGTCGCGTCCTCAAGAGTTTTTACATCTTTTGTAAGGCTTGAGAATGCAACAGTAATTAACGGAATACCGACTGCCGCAAGGCTACCAAGAACCACGCCTAACGTACCAAATCCGCTTAAAAGCTGCGGAAGCTGCTGAGTAAAGGCTTGAGCCGCCGACGTTCCAGAGGCTACCTGTACAGAAAAGTCCTGAACTTGATAACCAATATTTCTGAGGTTATATTGAAAGTTCTTTTTTGCATTGGCCGCATCGTTTAATGCGGATGAGTAAGACCTTGTTTGCTGGCCGGTAGATTCAAGCGTTTGGCCTAGCTCTTGAGCTTTCTTCTTGGCTTCGTCAGCGCCTTTTTT